AATGATAGTAACTTTAAAACTATAAAATACAATGATAATAATGAATAACGATATAGATTATAAATTAATAGAAGCAAAGAAGAGAAAGGAAACACCTATATTTAGCGGTGTATTAAAATACTTTCCTGACGCAATAAAAGCAGTAGCACAATGTTCTTTTAAAGGTAATGACCAACATAACCCTAATACATCTTTACATTGGGATAGAAGTAAGAGTGGAGATGAATTAGATGCCCTTACAAGACACTTAATGGATGCAGGAACAATGGATGATGATGGTGTAAGACATAGCGCAAAAGTTGCTTGGAGAGCGTTAGCTAACTTACAAAAAGAAATAGAAAATGAAGTACAAGAAGCGTAATGACATCTTCAAATACTATTCAGTAGATTATACTGCTGATTACACAGAGGAAATGGACACCGAAGGGTTGAAAGTTCTAAAGTGGAGTATGTTTGATACACCTGAACAATTAGGTAGCGGTAAGATGTTTATGGAATCTGCACCTGTTTTTATATTAGATAAGATATTTAAAGTAGAAAGATTGACAGGTTTTATAGAATTAGGATATACATCTAAAGCCTATGCTGATAGAATAAGGTTAGCTTCAGACCACCCACATAGATTAGGAAAAGGAGTTAAGTTTAGATGTTTAAGTAAAGAGAAAAGATTTACACTCGTAAAAGGTTTAATACAGTATGGAATCCAAAGAATACACTTGTATGAAGAGAGTATTTACTTTGATACGGATAACTACATAAGAAAGCCTGAGATAGTAATAATATGATATGTTTTGTTTTGTGATTTTTGTTTTAGAGAGTGGTGTAAAAGCCACTCTTTTTTAACCTTTATTAGATTTTAACATTTCTTTAACATTTCTTTAACATTTAACTGTATTTTATTTTATATATTTGAACTATAATTAAAAACAAATATTATGAAAACATTACAAGAAATTAGTGACGAGATTACAAGCACTCAAAATAAGATTAGAAACTATAAATACCTACAGTCTGCAGGTGCAATAGGAACTCATTTTGCAAACAGAAAATTAAAAGATTTAGAGTTAAAGGTTGAGATTCTTCAGGCAGGTTTTGATAATATGTATAACTACAATAATAATGAGAAAATATGAAGTTTTAACATTTCTTTAACATTTAGTAAGCAAAAAAAGACTATCTTTGACGTATAATTAAAAACACAAGTTATGAAAATCACATTATCACAGAAAAAAGTTTTAGCATTTTACAACAACAATAGTAATTGGTTTGATGATGGTACAGAGCCTTTTTTAAATGAAGCAGGTGAGGTTATTATATTTTGTCCTGATAGAGTTTATAGAATAAGTAGAAGAGGTGGATTAACAGACACATTAATAGAAACAATAATTAAAAACAAGAACAAATGAATGAATTAGTAGAGTTTCAAAGGCTAAGAATAATAGCCTTGTATGACAGAGTAACAGAATTAGAACAGTACGTTTTAGAATTAACAGACAAAGATTGTCCTAAAGAGTACAAGAGAATAGTAAGAAATGAAATATTAACCCAAAACAATTAAGATGAACATTTTACAGAAATTGCAAATTATTCAGACCGAACTGAAAGTAAACAAAGGTCAGAGAAACAACTTTGGTAAGTATAATTACCGTAGTGCTGAGGACATTTTAGAAGCTATTAAACCAATAGCAGACAAATACAAGGTAATGTTTAAGATAACTGAAGAGTTAAAAGCATTGGAAGGTTTCTTATTTGTGGAATCAGTAGCACAGATATTTGACTTAGAGGTAGACAATAAAGTAGAGAAGATTGAATCAGTAGGTACTGCGGTATTAGATTTTGATGCTAAAGGTATGCAGAATCCACAGAGAACAGGTGCAGCAAGTAGTTACGCTAAGAAATACGCTTTAGGTAATTTATTACTTATTGACGACACTAAAGATAGTGATGCAACAAATAACCATAGTGAGCCTTCAGGAAAGCCTGAGTTGAAGATGGGTAGTACAGAGTTCAAAGCAGTAGTAAGAGCTATTAAAGGTGGTTATACCATTGAGCAAGTAGAACGTAAGTATAGTGTAAGTAGTGCAGTTAAACAATTATTAATTAAGTAAAAACAGAAATTATGGGATTAGAAGTAGTAGGTAAAATCGAAAAAGTATTAGAAGCTAAAAAAGGAACATCTAAAAAGTCAGGTGAAGAGTGGATTAGCCAAGAGTTTGTTGTAAAAACAGGTGACAAGTATAATAACTTGTATTGCTTTAACATCTTCGGACAAGAGAAGGTAGACAATTTTGCTAAGTACAATAAAGTTGGTGATGCAGTAAAAGTATCATTTAACGTAAGTACTAATGAGTGGCAAGGTAAGTACTTCACATCATTACAAGCGTGGAGTGTGTTTAAGGAAACAGGAGAAGCTAATAGCGAAGAATCTGTGGCATCTGATGCGGTAGATGATTTACCGTTTTAGAAAGTAGTTAAGTAAACAAAATACACACTCTGTCGCACAATCCAAGCATCCACTTGTAGCAAATGGCAGAGTGTGTTATTAAAAACAAACAAACAAACAAAAACAATGACAGAAGAGCAAACTACAAGTAAGGAAGAAAGAAGAATGTTCTTTGAAATGTTCAAGCAAAAATGTTTTGTAGACTTAAATAAGAAGGTTAGTTTACCTCCAATAGCTATCAGTTGTGGTTATACAGTTAATCAAAACAAAAACAGTTTAAAGAAATACCCAATACCAATGTGTACGTATGGCAACTTTAGCTTCATACAAGCACCTCCTAAGTCTTTTAAGACGTTTTTAGTATCATTAATGTCTTCTACGTATGCAAATCCAAATTGCGAGTATAGCGGTCTTTTAAAGAGCCATAGGACAAATGAGCAGTTAGTTCATTTTGATACAGAACAAGGTAAATTTCATTCAAAGTTGGTAATGGAGCGAGTAAAGAGAATGAATCCTGATTTAGATTTAGGTTTTTACCACACATACGCATTAAGAGAATTAGGTTATAAAAGCAGAATAGAATTTATAGAAGCGTGTTTAGAAGATTTACAAGCAGATGGAAAGAAGATAGGTTTAGTGGTTATAGACGGTATTGCCGACTTAGTTGCAGAAGCAAATAATCAGGTAGAATCTAATGAGATAATACAGAAGTTAATGACTTGGACAACACATTTTAATTGCCATATCATAACAGTAATCCACTCTAACTTTGGAACAGATAAGCCAACAGGTCACTTAGGTTCTTTATTAGAGAAGAAAGCAGAAACACAAATAGAGGTTAAATTTGATAGTATGACTGCAAAGACATTAGTTAGTTGTAAACGAAGTAGAAACATACCGTTTAAAGACTTTTACTTTCACTTAGATGATAATAAACTACCAAAATATTATGAATAAAATTATGAATGAAGAACAGACTTTAGTTTATTGGGAAAAGTGGTTAAAATGCAAAGAATCTTTAATTAGACAATGCTGTGATGAAATAGGTAATGCTGATACAAGTGAAGAAAGAAACTTTTATTACAGAGTTTATGATTTAATACAAAGCAAATATGAATGATATAGAAATAGATTTACTGAACTTTATTAAGGATAAAGATATAGACTTTTTATCCTCAGACAAGATAGATTTAAACATTACATTTGAAGATTATCAGTTCACTCTTACATCTCAAATAACTTTTATTGATGGTGAAGAATATGAATTAATGGTTGACTGTACTTTACTAAAGAATTTTACAAGTCTTGTACCATTATCAAATGAATTTAGAGAAAGTGTCGCTGAATACTTTTTAATAAGGATAAATCACGAGCAGGAGTATGTTATCTATTGTTTGAGATTAAACAATTGCCTTAGAGATAATAACATTATGTATAATAGTTAAACAAATAAATTATGATAGCAAAAGATAAAGCAAGGGAATTATTTAATAAATATTGGAGTTTATTGATGATTCACGAAGTTAAAAATAGAAGATTATTTACTAAACAATGTGCATTAATTTGTGTAGATGAGGTATTGAAAAACATACCTAAAGAGGTTATGAGTTATAATCCTTTTATGATGAATACTGATTATTGGCAAGAAGTTAGACAAGAAATAAACAAAATGTAGTTTTAGGGTTATATTAGTATGAATAGCAAAGAAATCAAGAGTACAGACGGTAGAAAGAATAATAGTAGAAAGAAATCTATACCTATACAGAAACCACCAATAGGAGAGAGAAGCAATAAACCTGCATTAAACAAAGCTAAAAGGAATAGACGTAAGGCTTATGCTAAGAAGGCTATTAAGAACGTTTTTGGCTCAGAGGTCAATATGTTTGAAAGTTTAGCAGAAGCGGCTAAGAATGGCTCTTATAACCATATGAAGCTATTAACGGACTTTGCTTATGAGGAAGAGAAAGAGCAGAAGGTAGCTAATAATGCTCCTGTGATTAACTTCTATGGTAGTAATGATATAGAAAAGACAGTTAAGGATAAAATAATAGATATAACACCAAAAGAAGATGAATAATAAAGAGATTTACACAAAGATAGAAAGTAAAGAAACAGAACTTAAAATATTATTATTTGAAGATAATACTGTTCATATTTCGTTAGATGATTGGGATGATTTTGCTACACTTGAATTATCTAAAGAAGAAGCTATTGATATGGCAAAAACAATATTAAATAAATTAGATGAGCAAACAGATTAGTTTAAATGATAAGTACGTGCCTTTGTTTACGAGTAAGTCGAGATACTTTGTCTGTACAGGAGGTCGTGGTAGTGGTAAATCATTTGGTGTAACTTTAAGGTTATTATCATTAACATATGAGAGAGGTGAGAAGATATTGTTTACTCGTTTTACAATGATATCTGCTGCTACATCTATTATTCCTGAGTTTATTGAGAAGATAGAGTTAATGGGTAAGCAGGAGGACTTCAGGATAACTAAGGATGAGATAATGAATCTTACCACAGGTAGTAGTATAATCTTTAAAGGTATTAGGACATCATCAGGTAATCAAACTGCCGCTTTAAAGTCTTTAAATGGTATTACTGCCTTTGTTGTGGATGAAGCAGAAGAACTTACAGATGAGGAAACGTTCGATAAGATAGATTTATCTGTTCGTGTTAAGGGTAAACAAAACAGAGTTATACTTATCTTAAACCCAACAACTAAAGAGCATTGGATATATGGAAGGTTTTTTAGAAATGCGTTGGTTAAAGACGGTATAAATGGTATTAAAGGGAACACTACATACATCCATACTACCTATAAAGATAATAAAGCTAACTTAGAGCCATCATTCCTGCAAAGGGTATTAGAGATTAAGAGAAGAAATCCTAATAAGTATATGCACCAAATATTAGGTGGATGGAAAGAGAAAGCAGAAGGTACAAT